CCGGCGTCCTGGCCAATGGTACCCAAGCGGTGGGGTTCGACGGGACCTACCAAGTCACTGTCTCCAGCTCCACCCAGTACACCATAACGGTTACGCCATCGCAGACAGCCTCCGGCCAGGGGACCGTCACCCTCGCCCGAGTGTTCACTACCACAGGCATCCCCGCAGCAACCGCCATCCGCGCCAACACCAACCTGAACCAGCCTGCCACGGCGGTCCGCCTTGCTGTCGCAACGATGACCGGCGGCACCCTGGACTTCCTTGTGATTCAGGGGGTTGATTGACTTCCTCCGGCGTAGCGCTTCGCCGCCGGATCTTCTCCGGCTCTTCTCTCAGTCTTCCGCCGGCTTCGGCGGTTTCTTCCCCGCAGACCTTTCTTCGTGCGCCCTCGACGCTTCAAAGAACGCTGCCGTTGAACGGGCCAGTGACCTCCCGTGAGTAGGCAGATAATCAACAACAAGCTTGCTGGGGAGACCTGCTTTGTCAACCCACCCTTTGACTTCATATCCCGCTTGGCTGTAGGGGAGACCATCTTAAGTCAGAGTGTTACAGCTTCAGTTTGGTCAGGTGTTGATCCAAGTCCCAGCGCCCTTATCAGTGGTGTTGCCTCCGTCATCAACGGGACCCAAGTCCAGCAGCTCCTCACCGCCGGCGTCCTTGGGGTGATCTACGAGTTACTCTGCAAGGTTACCACCAGCCTTGGTCAGAACCTCGAGATCAGTGCTTACCTCGCCATCATCCCCGAGCTCCCATGAAAGAGCTTACCGTTGACCTAATCGAGGCTCTATCCGGTGTGTTCCTCAGCCCCCGGTATGACAGCCCCCAGCCCACCCCTGATTTCCACCGAGAATGCTGGGCCCGATACTGCGGCCCCCACCCTGCCTGCGCAACCGCCGCCCCTCGCAACCATGCCAAGTCCACTGCCCTCACCCACGACTACATCCTTGCCAATGCATTGTTCAGGATCGAACCATACATAATCCTGGTCGGCTCCAGCGAAGATATGGCGATCGAGCATCTGGGAGACATTGCCAATGAGCTCAGCGAAAACGACGACATCATTCGAGAGTTCAAAATTAAAGAATTCAAGGTTAGTCAGAAAACTGATATCATCATCGAGTGCGTCGATGGGTATCAGTTCCGTATCATCGCGCGCGGTGCTGAGCAAAAGATACGTGGTCGCAAGTGGAACGGACGCCGCCCAGGCCTTATCGTATTTGACGATATTGAGGATGATGAACAAGTGGAGTCTCGAGACCGTCGCAAGAAGTTTCGCCGCTGGTTCTTCCGTGCCTGCAAACAAGCCCTACGCGATGGCGGCAAGATTAGAGGCCATGGAACTATCCTTCACGAAGACTCTCTCCTCAATCGTCTGATGAAGAACAAGGAATGGAACTCCCGTGTTTACAAGGCACATGCTGCGTTCGACGACTTTAGCCAGATTCTTTGGCCTGAGAAGTTCCCGGAGGCCCGACTTCGAGGCATACGTCAAGAGTTTATTAACGAGGGTGATTCGGCGGGCTACGCCCAGGAATACCTAAACGACCCCTTCGATAACGACGAGGCCTTCATTCGATCCGAAGACCTCCTCCCTATGGAAGAGGGCGACTTCGCCAAGCAGAAGCAAAACGGCGTTGGTGTTGACTTTGCTATCTCCAAGGCCGACAGCGCCAACAAGACTGCCTTTGTTGTGGCGGGTAAGGATACTGAGAACCTCCTACACTTCGTTGACTGCCGATCTGGTCGGTGGGACATCCTGGAGATAGTCGACCAGTTCTTCATGATCCAGATCCGTCACAACCCCCTAGTGTTCTTTGTTGAAGATGGCGTAATCTGGAAGGCCGTTTGGACCATCCTCAAGCCTGAGATGTTGGAGCGAGACATCTTCATCAACGTCGAACCCATCATGCCTATCAAGGACAAGAAGGTCCGTGGGCGCTCATTCCAGAAGCGCACCCGTGTCGGCGGTTGCCGGTTTGACAAGGAAGCTTCCTGGTACCCCGAGTTTGAAGAGATCATCCTCCGTTTCACTGGCGACAGCGAGGCCGTCCGTGATGACGAGTTTGACGCTGCCGCCCTAGTCTCCAAAGGCTTCGAAAGCTACTCCAAGACCGAGGCCGACGACTTCATGACGGAGGAGGAAGAGCAGTTCATGGTGGTGAGTGAAGGCCTGCGTGGTGGTGGTGGGCGGTCAATGGTGACTGGATACTAATGAAAACCCTTTCCACCAAGCTCACCATCAACAAGGACTTAATCCAGTCCCCCAACCTCTGCGACAGATTCGACGAGACCGACCTCTCCACCATAGGCACTTGGGTCTATGAGGGTTACCAGCGGGACCTCATCTCGAGATTGCCCTGGGAACGGCGGATGACCGCCGCGATGGACTATGCCCTCCAAGTCCAAAAAGCCAAATCATTCCCCTGGCCGAACTGCAGCAACGTGGTATTTCCCCTTATCACTATTGCAGCCCTTCAATTTTCGGCCAGGTCTTACAGCAACATTATTCAGGGCACCGACGTTGTTCGTTACCGTACCCTGGGTAGTGACCCCGACGGCAAGTTGCGCGCCAGAGCCGACCGCATTGGCCGCCATATGTCCTGGCAGGTCTTGGAAGAGGACCTCTCCTGGGAAGAACAGCACGACCGCCTGTTAATCAACCTCTCCATCGTTGGCACCAGTTTCATCAAGTCGTTCAACAATGGAGACCACAACACCTCTGAACTAGTGATGGCTCGAGACTTGGTCATCAATTACTGGGCCAAGTCTACCGAGAGTGCCTCGCGGCTGACCCAGCGAGTCCTCCTCCACCGCAATGACATCTATGAAGGTGCCGCCGCCGGGATCTACCGGGATGTGTTAGATGAGCTCTGGTTCAAGCAGGATGCCATCAGTGCCCCCATCAGCCAGCCCGCTGACCTCCGCCAGGGCATTACCATCCCCCCATCCGACCAGGACACCCCTTTCCGCTGCCTTGAGCAGCACAGGCTGTTGGACTTGGATGGTGATGGCTACGCCGAACCTTACATCGTCACCACCGAAGAGACCTCCCAAAAGGTCCTTCGGATAACCGCCCGCTTCGAACGCGAGGAGGACGTAGAGCGAAACATCAGCGGCCGGATCATGAAGATCCGCCCTGTTCACTATTTCACCAAGTACCCCTTCATCCCCAGCCCCGATGGTGGCATGTACGACGTTGGGTTTGGAATTCTCCTTGGCCCTCTCAACGAAGCTGTCAGCACGGGCATCAATCAGATCCTCGACGCTGGCACCATGCACAACAGCAATGGGGGGTTCCTCGGGAAGGGAACCAAGATGCGCGGCGGCGCAATGACTTTCGCTCCGTGGGAGTGGAAACCAGTGCCCAGCACTGGCGATGACCTCCGCAAGTCAATGGTTCCCTTCCCTGTGCGAGAGCCAAGCAATGTGATGTTCCAACTGGTCGGCCTCCTCATCGAGTACACCGACCGTATAGCTGGAACCACCGACAACATGGTAGGGGAAAACCCCGGCCAGAACACCCCTGCTGAAACCAGTCGCAACATGACTGAGCAGGGTATGCAGGTCTACAACGTCATATTCAAGCGCATCTGGCGCTCAATGAAGGAAGAGTTCAAGAAGCTCTACCGCCTGAACTCAATGTTCCTAGAGAGCAGCCAGCGCTTCGGCGCCCAGGAGAGCCTCATCCACCGGGAGGATTACAAGTCCAACCCCGACCTGGTAGCCCCTGTTGCCGACCCCAACATCACTAGCTCAGGCATGCGGATGATGCAGGTACAGTTGCTCCGCCAAGCGGCCCACACTGTCCCTGGCTACAACATCCCCCTGGTCGAGAAGAAATTCCTGACCGCCCTGAAGATCGACGACATCGAAGATGTCTACCCCGGCCCCGACAAGGTACCACCCCTCCCCAACCCCAAGATGCAGGTTGAGGAGATGAAGCTTCAGGGCCAGAAGATGAAGTTCGATCACGAGAAGCAAATGACTGTCATGACCCTCATGAGCGCCAGGGCCAAGACCGACGCCGAGATCAAGCTGATCCACGCGCAGATCCTCGAGATAGTCAAGGGCGTTCAGAACGCTGATGCTGAATTGAAGTTGAAGCACTTCGAAGCCTACATTGATTCCCTCAAGGCGCATAGCGAAATGCTAGGCAATTCAATAGAAACATTGGCTACGTATGGAGGCAAAGGTGGAGAAGATTCCGACGGAACAGGCGTGGGAGGTATGGGTGCAGGAGCCGGTAACGCTGGCGCATCGAAACCTCCTGCGCAGGTGGGTGGGGGCGCTGCATGAACAGTGGGAAAACCGGAACTACCAGGGCAGCACTGCCCATGAGACCGCCACGATGAATGCAGTAGCCCTTGCCCAAGTAGATCTATTAAACAAATTGATCAACCTTGATTACCAACAGCTAGAGGATGGATTGACAGATGAAGAACACATCGGGACTGAAACCCCTGGGCCACGCGGTCCTAGTGAAGCCTTATGAACCAGAAATCTCCAAAACAACCCTCATTGTTCCGCCGTCCGCGAAGGAGCGAAACTCGATGGTGGAGAACCGCGCAGTGATCATTGAGATCGGCCCCCACGCTTGGCACGACAGCCCTGGCCCTCGAGCCATTGTAGGCCAGAAGGTCTACATCACCAAGTTCGCTGGCAACATGGCGGTCGGACCTAAGGATGGTGAGACCTACCGCATCATCAATGACGAAGACATCTATTGTGGCATTGAGGAGTAGTCATGGAAACTGAACAGATTGAAGCAAAAGCTCGAGAGATGGGTTGGAGGCCTAAGGAGGAGTGGCATGGCCGCCCTGATGGCTGGCAAGACGCCGAGACCTTCGTGGCCAGGGGTGAAGAGATCCTCCCCATCGTGAGGTCCCAGAACAAGCAACTTCGCTCTGAGGTTGATGACCTTAAAGCCAAGTTGACTGAAGCCACTACCATCCTCCAGGCTTCCCAGGAGTCCATCGAGGCTTTGAAGGAGCTGAACTCGGCGGAGACCCGCAAGAAGATGGAGGAGCAAAAGGCTACCCTGAAAACCCAACTGGTTGCTGCCAAAGAAGCCGGCGATCACGCGCGGGAGGTTGAGCTGGAAGACCAACTCGACACCCACAATGCCGCCCTTCGTGAAGCCACGAAGACCGCCGAGCCCGAGCCAAAGAAGACCACTCCCAAGGCCACCGAAGACCCTGGCTTCATTGCTTGGAAAAAGGAGAACCCTTGGTTTGGTACCGAGACCAGGAAGTCATCTATCGCCGTCGCCATCGCTACCGAGATGCGGGCGGATGCATCGTACAACGACCTGGTTGGCAAAGCCTTCTTCGACAAGGTCGGGGAAGAGGTCGAGCGTACCCTTGGTGGTGGGGCTAAGCGCCCACCCCGTGTCACTGGTGGTGGAGGCAATGGTGAGGGTGGTGGGGGGAGCAGCCCTGGCCAGACCTTCGCCGACCTGCCCCAGGACGCCAAGGACGCCTGCAATCGCACCGCCGCCCGAGTCGTCGGAGACCCCAAGAAGGGCAAAGCCTTTGCCACCCTTTCCGAATACCAGAAACATTATGCCGCGAAGTTCTTCGCGCCGCCGAAAGAGGAATTCTAGCCATGACTGCCGAAGCCGCCAAGCCCCTTCCCCGCAAGCGTATCCCGATGTCCGTCCCTACCCGGCGCCTGGAGGTCCCTGACATCTCAGGCTTCCACACCCATTGGGCCCTTGAGCACAACGTAGCCCGCATGCTCGAGGCAGGCTACGAAATCGTCAAGCGCGGGGAAGTCCCCATCAACCAGCGTGGTGTTGCTTCCAACATCAACGTCTCTGGCAACACCGACCTCGGCGACAACATCTCCGTCATCGGCGGCATGGGCGAGTCCGGCAAACCTGAACTCCTCATCCTCATGAAGATTCGTAATGAGTGGTGGGAGGAAGATCGAAAAGTGATTGATGGTCGAAACGCTTCTATCTTTGAACAAATCTTCAGAGGTCAGAAGATCCTTGGCGTGGAGACTGATGCCCCCGGCGACAAGGGAACCAGGTACATTGACCCGTCTAGAACTACGTCTCCCAAGGCGCTGTTCCAGCGGCCCCCGAAAAAGGAATGATTGAATTGTACAACTTAACCTAAGGAGTATCTAAGTGGCTAACCAAAACAAAGTTAGCGGCCTGACTCCAGTAAAGTACCTAAACGGGGCTGACTGGACGGGCCAAGCGAATATGTACCATATCAACTCGGCGGACACCAACGCCTACTATGTGGGTGACCCTGTCTCCCTGGTAGCCGGCGTCGAAGGCGTTGCCGGCGAGTCGTATGGTCTTCAGACGATCCAAGTGGGCCAGGTTGGTGCAGCCAACATAGGCGTGGTGGTTGGGGTTAGTTCCAACCCTCGCGGCCTAGGCCCGATCATCAACCCGGCGGACCTCACCAAGACCTGGCGACCCGCCGCAGCGCAGACCACTGGTTGGTTCGCCCTGGTCGTTGATGACCCTATGGTTGTATTTGAAATCCAGGAGCAAGGCACTGGCACCGTCCTCACCGTCGCAGCGACGTCGAAGAATGCCAACTTTGCCCTGGCGGCCCCCGCCGCCGGCAGCAACGTCTCAGGTGCCTACCTGAACAACGCAACTGCCCCGGCAACCACCAACACATACAACCTGAAGCTGCTCGGTCTGTCCCAGAAGTATGACCCCAGCAATGCCCTGTACAACACCTTTGGCTTGTATGCCAAGTGGTTGTGCTTGCTCAACAACCACTACTATGGCCAGTATGGCGGCCGTACCGGCATCTAAAGGAGAAATGTTATGGCAGGCGGCGTAATCAATACAGGCAGCCACCCAAAAGCCCTATGGCCGGGTGTGCATGCTTTCTGGGGGCAGATGTATGCCCAACACCAGAAGGAGTATGAGGACCTTTATGAAGTCCTTGACTCCGGCATGACGTATGAAGAGGACGTACAGATCACCGGGTTTGGCCTGGCACCAGTGAAAACCGAAGGTGGCCCCACCTCGTATGACTACGAGATCCAGGGTCCAGTGCAACGGTACATTCACTATGCGTATGCGCTGGGCTACAAGGTGACCTTCGAAGAGCGTCGGGACAACCTCTACGAGGCGGTGTCGATGCGGCGG